CATTTTGGTCTTTCTTTTAACTTATTAAAGAAAAACCATATCTTTTCCTTAAATGAAAAGTTTAAATCTATTTTTGAAGCATATTCAATAATTTGAGAATATTCTTCTGGGTAGTTTTTTTTAAACCACAATTCTCTTGTTTTGTAACCAGACTTATTGTCTGTGCGAAAAAATGAAAAATCCATATATTAATGTTTATCCACAAATATACGGATTTTAATTTAGGATGTAAAGGGCAGATTAAATTAATATACTAAAATACATCTATCTGGTTGGATTGTAACTGATATTTCAGCTAACGCATCACTAGCATAAGATAACGCACCAAAATCTGCACCAGTTATTAAACAACCTTGCATAATCCATTTTTCAACGACAACACCCGTAGGATCAAGCATTTCTAAGTCTAAATTTTTCTTATACCCGGAGGCATACCCCATTCTACCTGTAACTGATTCAGCATGTAAACGAACCCACTCCATTAACGCTTGGGCTGCTGATGGACCAATGGGGTCTCTAAACTTTATAGTCATTGGATCCCATTTAAATCTACCAGAGACAAATGTTGATGTGTTTAGAAATTCAATCTCTTTTGCCCCTATCGTAATTTTGGGTCTTGATGCTGTTTCAACAAACCATTCATTTATACCCAACTCATTTGGGAATCTTACGATAAACCTATTTTGCCTTTTCGGTTCGTAAGGAACGGGCATTTTCATTAATAAATCAGCCATATTTCTGTTTTTTTATTTTTTTTTAAATATTTATTTTTATATTTGCACTATATTTGCATCTTTTATGCGATATAACATTTAATAAATATCCAGTAAATAAAAAAAAAATGAATTTATTGATTTTTTTTACAACAGATAACAAATCAGGCTTTAAAACAAAAGAAAGTTTTATCAAAAATAATTATATAACTCTATATAATGAGATTATTGGTTTTTGCAAAAACCTTGAAGACCTCCCATTTAAACAAAAAATATGGCATTTTATCCATAAGCAAAATGAAATACCAAGATGCAAGAAATGTGGAAAGGAGTTAACTTTTAAAAAATCCTTAAATGAGGGCTATGGTGTCTATTGTACGATGCGTTGTGTTAATTCTGATACTGAACATATAGAGAGCGTTAAAAGAACAAACAACCTCATTTATGGGGGTAATTCGCCTATTCATTCGAATGCAATTAAAGACAAAATAAAAAAAACAACATTAAGCAATTTTGGTGTTGAGAATATATTTGAAGATACTGCTTATATCCAATCAAGAGTATTAGATAAATACGGTGTAACACATATGTCAAAATTGGAATCATCAAAAGAAAATAGGAATGAAACCAATTTGAAGAAGTATGGTGTAACCACCCCCCTACTATTACTCGAAAGCAGAATAAAGAATCAAGAAAAGAAACTTGAATTATTTAATGATAAATATAAAAATTTAAATATTATAAATGATAAGGGGGTTGATATTGACATCATATGTGATAAATGCAATTCCAGATACACCATTTATAGATCCTTATTACTTTATAGATTTGGTGCTGATTTAAATCCATGTACCAATTGTAATCCTGTGAGTGAATCATCATCCATAAAAGAGAATGAGTTATGTTTATTCTTATCAGAGAATAATATTGAATATATTAAGAATGACAGGAATATTTTAAATAAGAAAGAAATTGACATATATATTCCAGAACATAATATTGCCATTGAGTTTAATGGTATTTATTGGCATTCCAACATATTTAAACCCAAAGAATATCATCAGGAGAAAACAGATATATGTGAATCACAGAATATTCAATTAATTCAGTTATTTGAAGATGAGTGGGATAATAAAAAAGAAATTGTTAAAAGTATCTTATTGAATAAGTTGGGGAAAAATACTAATAGAATATATGCTAGGAAATGTATAATCAAAGAAGTTGAAGTAAAAGATAAATCATTATTCTTGGATGAGAATCATATCCAGGGTAAAGTTGGGAGTTCAATAAATATTGGATTATACCATAATGATATATTGGTTTCAATTATGACATTTGGTAAGAAAAGAAAAGCATTGGGGAATAAAATTAATACAGTTGGAGAATATGAACTTATTAGATTTTGTAACAAGTTGAATACAAATATAATTGGGGGTGCATCCAGATTATTGAATTATTTTATTAAAACATATAATCCAACTGAAATAGTTAGTTATGCTGATAGAAGATGGAGCAAAGGTGATTTATATCAAACATTAGGATTTGAAAGGATTAAAAATACCAATCCAAATTATTTTTATATAATAAATAAGAAAAGAAAAAATAGATTTGAATTTAGAAAAGATATATTAATCAAAGAAGGATTTGATAAAAATAAAACAGAATCACAGATAATGGCTGAAAGAGGTATTCCACATATCTATGATTCTGGTAGTATTCTTTTTATTTTGAAAATAATTTAAAAAAAACTATTTACTTTTTTCGAGCAGTTCATATTTTTGTATATATAATATTACTATAGTATTATTAATTAATAAATTAATTATATAACTCTTTAATACCATTATTAGTATTATATATATTAATATTACTTTTATTTAACTTTTCTTTATAAGTTTTATTATTCTTTAAATCATCATCAGAAATACCTATCATAAAATGATTTGGTATTTTATCTATCCCTAATAATTTTCTTTTTATATTTATATTTTTTCTAAAATATTTAAATATCTTTTTACAGAAATCATAAAATTCATTAAAGAATATAACTTTAGCATCCTCGGTATTAATTTTATCTTCTGTAAAATAATTAACTGGATAATATTTACATAAATCCAAATAGTAATCAATCAACTCATCATCAGTTAAATTATTGTTATTAACAATATATCTATATTGCTTTAAACTTTCAATTAATTTATTTTTTGAAATTCCATTAAAATTTGAATAAATATAAATTTTAATACCTTCTCTGATTGTACTTGGTGTATGTGCCCTAGCAGTAATGATGGAAAAAACTGATCCATTGTTAATAGCTTCTTTGAAATCTTCAAATGCTGGTGCAGGAGTTGCTAATAGAATATTCTCCAAAAATAAATAATCATTCTCTTTACGGAAAAATCTGAAAGAATCTTTAGCAAATCCAACAATAGTTTTATTCTCATACTCAAAATTAACCTTACCTATCATTTCTCTATATGTGCCAAAGTCATAAGTTGACATACCAACTTCATTTCCTTGATTATCTTGTAATATGATTTTTGTTGGCATGTGAACAATATTATCATCCCAGTCAAATGAATAATATTTCATTACAAAATTTGTCTTGTTGAGTATCATTTGTTTATTTTTTTTATGGTTTTAAAAAAATGTTCAGCAAAGATATAAATAATTTCTATTTTTTTGTTGCTTCTTTACTTTATTGTTTATAATTTTTATTTTTAATGAAAATAATTATATGGTTAAAAAAAATAAAGGGTTTGGAATTTATATCGCTTTTGGTGTTTGGGGTTTATTTTTTATAGGTTTTGTATATTCTCCAAAAGGAAAAGGTAATGCACCAAAAGAAATGAGTTCAGTTATTAAAATTGAAACATTATATGTTAAAAATGAAATCATCCCAACAAAAGTTAAAGTTGAATCTATTGTCAAAGATGAACCTGTTGTTAAATCCAACCCTAATAAATCAAAAGAAGTTGAACCAATTGCTATAAATAAAGAAGGTTATAAAGGTAGGTCATATGGTTATGATATTAGACATTATAATAGAGAAGAATTGAAAAAATATCTTGAAAAAAATGGATTTAGAAATTTAAATAAAGCTAACATTTATAAAATGAGAAGAATATGGATGGCTTATCATTATGATGAAATGCTTATGAATGTCCATATCCTAACAGATTTTCCAATCTCAATGATTTATTCATTTTTTATAATTGAAGCAACAAATAAAGGAATTGAAACTAATCTTTGGAGATTGCATGCAAATGCTGGTGGGGGAAAAGCAATTAAAGGTTTTGGAACAGTAACTTATAAAACAAGAGAGGTTATAAAAGGTAAGAGTAAAATGATTAATGATAAATTTTATAGTGCTAAGACAACTGAACTTGGTATTACTGCCTGGGCAAGAATATTAAACTCTGGAAGATATTATGAATGCAAAAAAGCAAACTATAAACTACCAAAGAAAGCATTGTATGAGAGCATATGCAAATGTGTTTATGAATCTGGTTATCATACTGATCCCAAGTATAAGTTTAGAGCTGAATTTATGACAGAATATTGGGAAATAAAAACAAAGAATTTTCCAATAGAAGAGTTCTAAAAAAACAAAACCCCCACCTCAATGTAGAAGTAGGGGTTTTTTGTTTTAATTAGTTATCATTATATATCTTCAAACGAAGCACCAGTAGGTGTAATCACAAACTCAAGTGAGATGAATTCTAAAGATGAACTCGGCTTGATGTAGATTTTACCACTCATTGTATTTCTATCAATATCCTCTGGGTCGTTAGAAACTGTAACACGGAAATCTATAAGACCACGATCCCTTCTAATGCCGTCTAGGATTGGATTTACCGTATCCAAAAACTGTTGGCGGACTATCTGGTCATTTTGTTCAAAAAGAAGCCTCACAGCCACAGCAGAGATTAATTTACGTGCTTGCAATAACAACCTACGAACATTAATTCTATTTAATGCTGATTCTCTAACTTGCAAAGTTTTATTTCCCCAAATCACGGTATTCACATCAGAGAATGTTGCAATTGGGTTAATTCTACCTTGATACAATGTATCTCTATCATCTTGGGTTAACTTTAATCTTGCTTTAACTGAATTAACTAAACCTCTTGTATAACCTGCTGATGCAAACCAAGGGAAAGCAACGTTATCAGTTAATGCAAAGTTTCTACATACCTCACCAGTTGGGGGTAAATATATTTGTGTGTTGTTAACTTGGTCTCTAACTAATATCCAAGGGTAATATGTTGCGGTATAATTTGAATCAATATTTGTTTCCTCTAAGGTATCAATGGATTCTTGTGGGTAAATTACATTGCTAACATCTGTTGTTAATAAATTTGCATCAGGTGTTGTAACAATATAAATGGAGTCTGCTCTATCTGATTCAATCATATCAATGGTATTTTCAACCAAATTGCTATTATTGACATAATCAATGCCAGGGGTTACAAATATATTGATGTTTGTTGATTCTGGATTTTGGTAAGTTAATATCGCTTTAAGATATGCATAATAATCTGTTGTTGCAAATTCAATGCTACCATCACCTTCTACAATTTCTTTAAATGTTCCTTGTCCTGTTGCAGCAGCATATTTTGAACCTGCAACTGATTTTGCTCCACGCATATAATCAACGCCACCAATTTGATAACCATCACCATTTGTTCTACGTTCAGAATAAACATCCCAACCATCAAAACCACCTTGGAATAATAAGGTGAATTTTCTTGAATATAAGAAATAATAAGGATTATCTTTTGTTGTTGGTTCCGCTATAAAGCTGCCATTTCCAACCTCAAATGCTGTTGTTCCGCTATTTGAATAACTTGTTGCGATATTAACAACGGTTGCACCTGAATCCATGTGGAATCCTTTTGTAATATAACCCCAATCAACAGAATCATTTATAATATTTGTTGGATTGACTTTTCCCTTATATGTTAATAATGATGTATCATAACCATAATTGGTTGAGAAACCAAGATATGTTCTTTTAATATTATCGCCAGAAACTGTGTTTGATGATGCGAATGGTTCATTGTTAACAACCTCATTATTAAAATAATATTCTGTCTTATATAGCAAGTTTGGGGTTAATCCAGATGTTCCAGATGAACCATATTTTCTTTGGTTATAACCCATAAAACCACAAGGCAAAGCATCAGATGGAAATTCATCTGCCATTTCAATCATAATGTATTTTGAAACTAAATTATATTTGCCATCACTTGTTCCAATCTTTTTGCCAATAAAACTATTCTGATTCTCATCTAATGAACAATTTGTATATTTTTCAAGAACAATTGGAGATGAATCTGAATCAAAGAAACTTCTAACCAATACATCAAAAGTCCTATTCTTAAATGACATATTAATTATTGAAAGCTTAATTTCAGTATTTGCATTATTACCATCAGATATTGAAATAAACTTAAATAAGTTATAAACTTTATTTCCTCTTAATTCAGAAACAACATAAGGCGTTTTTGGTGATTGATATTTTTCAAGATACCAACCAATTGAATCAGTTGAATTTGATCTTGCGCTAGGCAAATAAGTTAAATCTGTTTTCAATCCACGGATATATCCTAATCTATATGATTGATTCAATAATGTTGGATAATGCTCCTCAACAAAAACTGGAACTTCATTTCTATCATTTGCAAAATTATCAACACCCAATACATTTGTAATGTAATTTGAATTGGTATCTTTCATTGAAACATCAAATGAGAAATTTGTATTAGATGTTGTTGTTCCGGTTAATTTAATTGACGAGAATGGACTTATCTTTAACCCTGTGCTATTTGCAGCATCAACACCTAATGTATTTCCAGTTAAAGAATAAATTTGACCGTGGTCAGTAGATGTGTATGATGTAATACCTCTTGACCTAATGGTCGCAATAACCATATTATCAAACTCTGTATATGATATACCACTAAAACTATATGATGTACCTGTTGTTACACCAGTAAATAAATCACCAACCTTTGTAAATGATGTTAAACTATAATGGAATGAATATCCAGAATAAACGCCATTTGTATTTGTGAAATTGGCATAATACCAAGAATCATTTTCATTTGATGGCTTGTTATTTGCTGTTAATGGTATGGTAACACCAAATGGATTTGTTATACCTGATGTTGTTGTTGCAGCACTTAATGAACCAAATGTTGCTGATGGTATTGAACCATAATAATTTGTTGTTGCAGATAGTGATAAATCAGATGAAACATTTCTTGCAAATGTAATTAAATCATCATAAAAAGTTGATGTTCCACCATTACTCGCTGTGTAAGTATTACCAGAAAAATCTGCTACTGGAATTAAACCATATGTGCTACTAGTTAATCCAAAGGTTGTAGTTGATCCTGTAAAACTAAATGCAATTGCAGGTGTTGTTGAACCCAACCCAACCGTTGAATGATTGACATTTGCAATGGTTTTTATTGACCATGATGGACCAGCATCATAACCAGATAATCCCAATACTCTTGTAACATACATTTGATTTGATTGTTGCAAATATGATTTTGCAATATATGCTGATTCATATTTTGGTATTTGTGTGTTGATATACTTTTCAGGTGATGTGTCACCAAAAAAAGTTCGAAATTCATCATAACTTGTGATAAAGATAGGCTCAAATGCTGGGCCTTTAATAGTCTCACCGACCATTCCCAATGTGGTTACACCAATACTCTGGGAAACAAACGTTAAATCTGTTTCAGAAGTATATACACCAGGAGATACGAATACTTTTTGATTTGCCATTATTATTTTTTATTTATTCATATAAATATCTAAAAAATAATCAAAAACTGTTACTCCTTTATTCTTTTATTACTAAATTTTGATTCTGTTTCAAAAACTTGACTAATTCTATTTATTGCTGGCTTAACTTCAAATTCTTCTTCATCAATTAAAAATCCCAACATTGTGAAATCATAAGATTGAATATAAAATTTTCTGCTGTCAGTATTAATTTGTGATTCATCTGTTATATTTGTTGAAATGATTGGGATATAATGACCATTTATTGCTG